TATGCGATTCAGAACAACGGTGCTGATACAACTGAAAACACAAGCATTTGGCAATTAGTTTTGCAAGACTTGAATGTTCAGTTCCCAATCCGTACCGCGGCATTGGATGACATCGATGGTTTGGAAGCCAATGTCGTTGACGATATGTTGATGGAGTTTTCGCAAGCCGAAGCCTTGTCAATGATTCAGAATAACGACCAAGCGGCACAATCAGGCACTAACCCTTACGGCGGTACAAATGGCTTGCGCGGCTTAGACCAATACGCGGGTGCTAACGCTACCTATGCGGGTGGTACTTGCTCTACGGCGGCATTTGGAACAAGCGGTACGGGTTCTAATACTGGTTTGCATAGCCTTGCTACTTATGACCAAATTACCACTAACGCAAACACCGTTGGCGCAAACAACATTTCTTATGTTGACGTAATCAATACTATTTATGCTTTGCCACAACAGTATTGGACACCCGACACTAAGTTTATGATTAGCCCAATTTTGTTGAACGCTATTCGCGCATTGCGTGATACAAACGGCGCACCAATCTTTAATCGTAACGAAGGTTTGTCGGTTGAAGGTATCGTAGGTAATTTGTTGGGCTTTGATGTTGTCGTTAACAAGTATTGCGATAACCCATCACAAACTACGGCGGGTTCTGCGGGTACAAATTCTTTGTATCCAATGTTCTTTGGTGATTTCACACGCGGTCACACAATCATTGACAGATTGAACATGATTATGCGCCGCTACGATCAGACTGCCCCAGGCTTTATCACATTCTTTGGTGAAAAGCGTTTGGCTACATCAGTTCGTGACCCTAACGCGTTGATTCGTTATCGTTCAACTGGTACTGCTACTTAATTGCGTTGCCATTAGCGGGGGGCGAAAATCCCCCGCTTTTTTTAAACAGGAATTCAAAATGTCTATCACCGAAAAAATCTTGAACGGAATCAAACAAGCCATCACCGAAGGCGGCAAAGTAAATATCGACTTGCGTGAAGCAAGCGCAATTACTGGTTCGGGTTCGGGTGTCGGTGGTAATGTTGTTTTTGATGATGCGTTTGCGGCTTTGCGTCAAGCAAACCCTTTACGCCAAGGCTCACGCCAAATCGCGGTTGCGGGTTCTGATGCCCAATTTGTTGCCAAAACTGGTAACGCCGCAAATTCTACAAACCCTTGGGGTTACACATTTACGCCTAATAGCGGTTCGCCTAATGTTGATACTTCTATTTGGCAATTACCCGTGCGCGTATTGGTTGCACAATTGCCAATTAGAACGGCGGTGCTAAGTGATGTTAATAAACTTGATACAACAATTGTTGAAGATTTGGCACTTGAATTTGCCCAACTTGAAGGTGAATCAATGGTTCTTAATAACGACCAAGCGGGTAGCACGACAACATCGACAGGCTCAACCAATGGTTTGCGCGGCTTAAACAGTTACCCAAGTGGCGGTGCTAGTGCATTTGGTTCTAGCGGTACGGCTATTACAAATGGTTTACATACTATTGGTACTGTTAGCAATGGCGGCAGTACGGTAACGTATGCAAAAATGGTTGAAATGGCGGGACTATTGCCCGCACAATATTGGTCGCTAAATTCAACTGCATGGCAGATAAGCGCGGGTATGATTTACACATTGCGTAATCTTAAAGACTCACAAGGTATGCCTTTATTTTTGGAAATTGGCAGTAGTAATTCTGCGGCAGTTGGCTACATTTTTGGATGGCCCGTAGTTCCTAACCCTTACCTTACAAACGCTTTCCCAATTTACTTGGCAAACTGGAATCGATTTTTGACAATCGGCGATACAGAACAAATGACCGTGCAAATGTTTGAGCAAACACAAGCGGGTTTTGTAACCATGTACGCAGAAAAAAGAATGGTAAGCACCGTGCGCGACCCGTTCGCGGGCGTTCGTATGTCTGCCGCCTAAAGGGGGCTTGAATGTCAGTAAATAGCGATTTACTAGGTGCGCCTTATGGGGCATCTACCCGCAATCCGTTTAGTTATGTAAAAACAGAACAGATTGACCGTGATGTAGTTACGCCTTGGTTAACCTTGGATGAAATAACCAATCAAATAAATTTGTTTGAAGATGAATCACAAGATGGTTATTTGCGGTCATTGGAACTTGCGGTTCGCCAAGCCATTGAAGATTATTTAGGTCTATCTATTTTTTCAGTTACCTACCGCGTTTGGTATGGTGCTGAAAACTTAGCCGCATCGCCCGTATGTTTGGATTTGCCCGAAGTATCGCAAAACCAATATCCCGATATGTCGGGCGTGACGATTGAACGCGTAGCGTATTGGGATAACAGTACACCGCCCGTTTTAACTACTGTATCTTCAACACAATATTATTACGATGCAAGCGGCAACAAGGTAATTATTCAATCTTTGCCCACAACCATCAATAGCCAAATGACCGCACCAATTATTTGCGATTACACAACCGCACCTAATCCGTTGCAAACCTATCCCGTTATCAAGCAAGCGGGTTTGTTGTTGTTTACGCATTTGTATAACAATCGTAGCAATACAACCGACAATCAGTTAAAAGAAATTCCGTTCGGCGTGGCAACATTGTTGCGCCCATACAAACCTTTGGTGATGTAAATGGCAATTGCACGGTTTGAACAAATTACGGTAAACAATTTAGCGTTTGCTAAAAGTGATTTTGGCGAACAAAGTACCGCGCAAACTACTTGGTTTCGCACCCGTGCGCGTGTTCAATCCGTTGCCAACAGTTTAAAGATTTCGGAAAAGTACCGCCTTTATCAAGATGTAGTTAACTTTATTTTGAACTACACCCCGAACACAAGAACAATGGTTCGCAATCAAAACCTTTATTCAATCAATTACAACGGTTACGATTGGCGCATTGATAACATCCGCGAATCTGACGATAAGATGACCGTGGTTATCTTGGCGTACAGAAATGACCCAGTAACGGCGGTGTAAATGGCAACCCAACAAAATCCAGTTCAATACGGCAAAGCGATACAGTTTCAACTGCAAAGCATTGCTACGCCCGTACCCGTGTACGCCGCGTTTAACCGTAACTTTGCAACTGAACCTAAGTTTATTGTTTGGATGCTACGAAATGTCCATCAAGATGTTTATACAGGGCCAGTTCAATCCGTTAAGGGTATTGACCGCCCAACATTCCAAATAAGTATTTTTACGCAAGTAATAGAAGATGGTTTCACTATTTCCAATCAGATACTACAATCGCTACACGGATATAGTGGTTTGTTTGGTGGTGTAACTAATGGTTTTCAGATTGCTAAAGCAGATGTTTACTGGCTTTACAACACTTATGACAATGATGAAAAGTTAGCCCAAATTTTTCTTGATTGCACCCTAGATATTCCAACATAAGACAACCCAACAACTTTTGAAGGAACTTTTAAAATGGCACTACCAAACAAAATAATGGCGGGTTTTAGCGCGGCGTTGTATGCCCAATCGGGCGCGACACCTACCGCACTAACACTTACCCAACTTTCAACCCTTGGAAATGTTGCACCTATTGCAGTTATAGGCAACCTAATTCCAGTAGAAGCAGTACCCGCATTTGGTCAAGATGATGCCGTTGCTAGTTTCGGTGTAGCGGGTTCGCGGCAATCTGACAAAATCCCAACGCAATCCGCACCAACATCACTTAGCGTTACCGCCGCATGGAATCCTAGCGACACAATGCTTTTGTTGATGCGCGGCGATGCCTATAGCGGCTTGATTGACCGTACTTTTGTAGTTAGTGCTACCGAAGGGTCAAACATTGTTTATTACGCCTTTAACGCCCGCGTAAGCCAGTTTACGATTGATTCAAGCCCTAGTGCTGAAGCCAAATGTAATTTCACTATTCACCCCCGTGGAAATCTCTACGGTTGGTCTAACAACGCCTAAAGGAATATCATGGCTATACCAAATAAAGTTTTAGCGGGTTTTAGCGCATCGTTGTATATGCAAAGCGCGGCAACGCCTACGCCCCTTACAACGGCAAACCTTTCCGTATGGACAGGACAAGTTACAACCATCGTAGGCACGGCGGCTAACGGTACTGGCGGCGCGGGTGTATTGTTGCCCGTGGAAGCCGTACCCGCCTTTGGTCAAGATGATGCCGTTGCATCTTTTGGCGTGGCGGGTTCACGCCAAAGCGATAAGATACCTACGCAATCTGCGCCTACATCGTTAAGCATTACCGCCGCTTGGAATCCTAGCGATACGGCATTATTGCAAATTCGCGCTGATGCCTACAACGGTACGGTTGACCGTACTTTTGTGGTTGCCGCGGTTGAAGGTGCTAATACGGTTGCGTATGCGTTTAATGGTCGCGTTTCTCAATTCACAATTGATTCAAGCCCAAGCGCAGAAGCAAAATGCAACTTTACAATTCATCCGAGGGGCAACCAATATGGTTGGTCTAATAACACATGATGACCGTAGAAGAAGCCGTAGAAGTTCTTAGCACTACCTACCAATCACTTGATGCGGTTGCACAAGGGATGGTAGTAGATGCCGAAGAACTAGAAGATGCCATTGCCGCCGCTGATGCGGATTCTGTAGAAGCGGTATGTTTAAAAGTTCTTAGTAAATACAATACATAATATGCAAACGACAATAAAAGACAGTAACGATTTGTTGAACTTCTTGGTAGCCCAATCCGATTCGCGTAAGGATTGGTTTGGGTTTACCGCACAAAAATTAACTGCTATTTCTTTGGCGCATGACATTGCCGCAAACCATGCGGATAAGTTTACGCCCGATGAAATCGTAGATTATGTGCATACGCTAAACAACGCGTTGTATCAAAAGATTATTAAGCCAATGGGTTAATCATGTCGGGCGTTACCTACAAAATCGAAGGCTTGAAAAGTGTATTAGCCGCGTTTGGGGAACTAGCCGATGAAATTGGCGACAAGAAAGCACGAAGTTCTATTCTTGTACCCGCCGCACGGGAAGCAATGAAACCCGTGTTAACAATGGCGCAAATGAACGCCCCAAAAGATACAGGCGATTTGGCTAGAACTATGCAAATAGAAGCCCGCCGCCCAACTAAGCGCGACATTCGTTCTAAATACATCAAAGAAAACGATGCCGTAATTGCGGTGGTCACAACAAAAGCATTTAAGAAAAAACTTAAAAAAGAGTTTTACGAAAAAAATGCGTCATTGTACGAATCCGATATAGCACAATACAAACGCAAATTAAAAGAAGCAAAAAGGCAAGAAGGCGTGTTATCGGATGCCCGTGCCATAGCACAAGAATTTGGCACGGCTAGAAATGGGGCGCAACCCTATCTACGCCCCGCATTGGAATCCCAAGCCGACCAAACCGCCAAGCGGCTAGGGGAAATTTTGGCAAGGCGTATAAGTAAATATAGGATAAAAAATAGATGACAAAACTAAGTTCGGCATTTGGTGAAAAGTACCAAGCAAAACGAAAAGATCTTTTAACCCGTTCGTTTGTATTAAATGGGCATACCTTTAAGGTTCGCATCCCTTTGGTTATTGAATCAGATGCAATCTATAAAAAGGTTTCTAACCCTGATGATGAAACAATA